CTGAGAATGGCGCTTATACCGAGAGCGATCCTTCTTTCGACCAGAAGACCATTGATGCGTTTAAGCTTACGGATCTTGTGAAGGTTTCCATTGAGCTTCTTCAGGATTCCATGTTCGATCTGGAAAGTTATATCGCGAATGAGTTTGCGAGGGCGTTCGGTATCGCCGAGGAAGAGGCGTTTTGCGTGGGTACCGGAACCGGTCAGCCTACAGGTATCTTTACCGCGAACGGCGGACAGGTGGGCGTGACTGCCGCATCTTCTACCGCTGTGACTGCGGATGAGCTTATCAGCCTTGTCTATGCGCTGAAGAGTCCTTACCGCAGAAACGCGAAGTTCCTTGCGAATGACGCGACTATTTCCGCGATCAGAAAGCTGAAGGACGGCAACGGCGTTTATCTCTGGCAGCCTTCCCTTCAGGCAGGCGAGCCGGACAAGCTCCTGGGCTATGACCTTTACACCAGCCCTTATGTTCCGCAGATGGAAGCAGGCGCTTACTCTGTAGCGTTCGGTGATTTCAAGAATTACTGGATCGCTGACCGCGCCGGCAGAACTGTCCAGAGACTCAATGAGCTCTACAGCACCAACGGCCAGGTTGGCTTTGTTGCTACTGAGCGTGTTGACGGCAAGGTCATTCTTCCGGAGGGCATCAAGCTCCTGAAGATGAAGGCGTAAGGATAACGGATAACAGGGCTGCTGTATTTTGCGATACGGCAGCCTGGATTTTGGAGGTGTGAAATGAGCGAATATAACGCAAAGAATTATACAGAGCAGGGCGGCGATGTCACTCATATCGGCGGCAAGATCGTGTATGACAATGGCCTGATGCCGAACATGAGCGCGGCTGATGTAACAAGCGACACCGTGGCAAAGGTCAGAACTACTCTGAATGCCCTGATCACAAAGCTTAAGAATGCGGGCCTTATGGTGGGCGATGCGTTTACCATGCAGTATGCGGCGGTGACGGACAGTGTTGCCGGCCATGCGGATCGTTCCTATAACACCGGGAAGATTTCCGATGTTACGGTGGATAATGACGCGCATATCATCACGATCACTTTGTCCGAGAAGGTGAAGGATCTTAAGGATTTCGAGGCCGGTAATGGATGGGGCAAGCACAAGTGGCTTGGCGTTGGTCTTGGCGTTGGGATCTCTCCGATTACTGGTCTGTATTACAACGGTTCTGCTTTGAGCGCGGAGGATGTTTCCGAAGCGACTCAGTGTGGTTTGGATGCCGGGTACTTTGTCCGCTGGGTTGCGGCTGATCTGGTGCTTGCCGGTGATAACACGGAGAAGTCGGTGGATACCTTTACGCTCTGGGCGGATGGTTACGCGGAAACGGCTTATAAGCTTGTGATCGTGGAGCCGGATGCGGAGTAAGGAACATGGGCGGTGGAGAAATCTGCCGCCTTTATTGTGAGGTGAGTTCAGATGACTTTGACTGTGGAAGAAATGAAGAATTATCTGAGGATTGATTTCGAGGATGATGATTCCCTTTTAGAAAACTTCATAACAGCCGGGAAGAAGCAGTGCATGGATATCCTGCGGACAGATGATGAAGCGGATCTGGATGCCTGTGCCAACGGGAAGATCGCTGTGATGTTTACGGTGGCATATCTCTATGAGCACAGGGAGGAAGCTGATCATCATGCAATGGATCTGACGCTTCGGGCTTTGCTGTTTGGCAGTCGGAAGGAGGGATTCTGATGGAGGTTGCAGCTTTAAGATCTAAGGTCACGTTCCAGAAGAATGAAACAGTGACGGATAAGTACGGCAATCATAAGAACGCCTGGACAGACTACTATATCTGCTTTGCCACAATCGGCGGAGAAGGCCTGGCCAGTTCCAAGCAAGAACAGGTTGCCGGTACTACGGTCGAGGATTTTTCCATGACAGTTTCGGTCCGGTACTGTGCAAAGACTGCAGCGATCACTTCCACAGGATACAGGGTGATGTTCATGGGTGAGATTTATAACATCGAGAACATTGACCATATGAATTTTAGAAAGAAGTCACTGAAGTTCACCTGTAGGAAGGAGCGGCGCTGATGGCACAGACAATAAAGATTGAGCAGCTGGCGGATACCGTGATGAAGGGTATGGAAGAATACGCGAAGCTTGCTGCGGAGGACCTGAAGAAGGATGTCCAGAAGGCAGGCAAGACCGTAAAGCAGCAGATCGAAAGCACGGCTCCAAAGAAGACAGGGAAGTATTCCAAGAGCTGGGCGGTGAAGAAGACCAGGGAAACGTCGGATTCCATCCAGATTGTGGTGCATTCCAAACGATACCAGCTGACACATCTTTTGGAGTTTGGTCATGCGAAGCGCGGCGGTGGAAGGACAAGGGCGTTTCCTCATATCGCACCGGCGGAGCAGGCGGGCATCGAGCAGCTGACAAGGGATATCGAGCGTGATCTGCAGAAAGGCGGTTAAAGATGGAGATATTGCTTTTGTTATTCATGATCGCCATTGGGATATCAGTGATCGGAGTTCTTATCTATCACGGTACCCGAAGGGGCGAGGATTGTCGTGGTTATCCCTATAACTGCCCGGTCTGCCATCATGCTGCGGAGTGCATTATCGAGATCTGGAGGAAGAAGGATGACGCATGAAGATGTAATGCAGATGCTGGCTGAAACGGAGATACCTTTTGCGTATGACCATTTTGCAGAAGGAGAAAGTCCTGATCCGCCATTCATCTGCTTTTTATTTCCGGGTTCGGAGAACTTTGCCGCGGACAACGTGGTCTATATGGAGTTTTCCAACCTGAGCATTGAACTATATACCGATGAGAAGGATCCGGAATTGGAAGACAGGGTTGAGGCTGTGCTGAATGCCCATGAACTGTTCTGGAACAAATCAGAGGTATGGATCGAATCAGAGAAACTATACGAAGTGCTGTACCAGATGACGGTATAGCGGAAAGAGAGGTTTATTATGTCGAGTACGAATAACAAGGTGAAGTTCGGCCTTAAGAACTGCCATTACGCGAAGGCTACCCTTGATCCGGATACCAATGCCGTGACATTTGGTACGCCTGTAGCGATTCCCGGAGCAGTGAATCTGTCGCTGGATCCGGAGGGTGATACGGAGCCGTTTTATGCGGACGATATGGTGTATTACACCACTGTGGCCAATAATGGATATTCGGGAGACTTGGAGATTGCGCTTATTCCGGAGAGCTTCCGCAAGGATATCCTGAAGGAAACAGAAGATGCCAACGGTGTGCTTGTGGAGGATTCCACGGTGGAGCCGGAGCATTTTGCTCTGCTTTTCGAGTTCTCCGGGGATAAGAAAAAGATCAGACATTGCATGTATTATTGTACCGCTGCAAGACCGACCATTGAGGGCAAGACCAATGAGGATTCCAAGGAAGTTCAGACAGAGAAGCTGGAGATTAAGGCAACGCCTCTTCCGAGTGGCGTTGTAAAGGTTAAAACCGGTTCCAACACTTCGGATGCGGTTTATAACGGCTGGTATTCCAATGTTTATCAGTCTGAAACCGCTCAGGTGTCTGCTGTTCTTTCCGGAATCACGATTGGAAGTCTTCAGCTGACGCCTGCTTTTGATGCCGGTACTACTTCTTATACAGCAGAGACTGTAAATGATGAAGATGTTGTATCGGCTTCGGCGGCAAGTGGAACGGCGGTTACGATCCTGGTAAATGGCGCGGCTCATACCAGTGGTCAGGATGCGACCTGGGAGAGCGGAACCAATACCGTGACGGTGATTGCAAGCAAGACCGGCTGCACAAGTACGGCTTATACCGTAACGGTGACAAAGAACGGACAGGGTTGATTTTAGCGGGCAGGGCTTCGGCTCTGCCCATTCTTATGATTGGAGGAAAGTGAAATGGCACTTACAAAGACAGTGAATATCGATGGCAAGGATGTGACTTTCAGGGCTTCCGCTGCCATTCCGAGAATATACAGAAACAAGTTCCATCGTGATATCTATAAGGATCTCCATGACCTGCAGAAGGGGATTGATGAAAATGATCCCGAAAATTCTGCGCTGGATTCCTTTTCGCTGGAGCTGTTTGAGGATATCAGCTACATCATGGCGAAGCACGCGGACCCGCAAGGAGTTCCTGACACACCGGATGAATGGCTTGACCAGTTCGGGACATTTTCCATCTATCAGGTGCTTCCTGAGATCATCGAGCTCTGGGGGCTGAATGTACAGACGCAGGTGGAGAGTAAAAAAAACTTCGAGCGACTGACCGGGAAATGACAACGCCGCTCCTTCTGCTGAGAGCGGTGCAGCTTGGTGTGCAGATCGGGGAGATGGATCTTTTAACTATCGGAACCATCAACGATATGTACACGGAAATGCAGAACGATGAGAACCAGGGAGCATACAGCACTCTGGCGTCTCAGGATGATATGGATCGATTTTAGAGAAGCATGGGCTTTTTCTCACTGGGATAGATTTCCGCACAGATGCTGGCAAAGTCATCCGGTGAAATCGACATTCCTTTTTCAAACCAGAGAAGAAAAGAATTAAAGATTCCGCCGGTATGATAATATACGGAAATCTCTTTGATGAAATCATGCTCCAGATGCTGCTTGTCTATGAAGATCATGTTAAGTACGTCAAGGAGAAGATAAGAAAGCCCTGCTTTGTGGATGAGAAGCAGTTCATCCTTTTTCTCATAAAAAGTGTTGAAATGGACTCTCAGATAGCTCCGCATGGATGCTTTAACATTCTCATCCATACTGTCGAGGCTCTTTTCGAGAAGCCTGCCATAGAAGCGGCGGATGATATCCTCCTTGGAGTCAAAGTTACGGTAATATGTGGATCGGTTCACTCCTGCTTTTTCCGTGATCTGACCGATGGTGATACTGTTGTAATTTTTTGTATGCATGAGAATAAGCAGGGCTTCCACGACATAATCCCTTATCATTTCGTTGGTAACATTTTTATGTTTCATAGCGTCTCCTGTTAAGCAACAATTTATTTGGTTTTGTTGCACCTGGCACCTGAAGTGTTGAAACGGTTTCTTGATTGTGATATTATGATTATGCAACAAATGATGCTTAAAGTCAACCGCAGGAGGAAATAAGATGGATATCAAAGCAATCGATCATAATGTAAATGTATTGGCAATGAAAAAGAATGGAAAGCGCTATGGAATGTGTGTTGCATGGGCCACACAGATCTCTGCTGATCACATCCTGTGCGCAGTCGGCGGACAGAGCAGCACAGGGAACGCCATAGAAGAGGGCGATATTGTCGGCTTCTCCAATCTTGCAAATGGACAGCAGATGGTCTGCTTTACTTTGGGAGATATGGAGAAGCATTCGAGTACTGTAGATAAACTTGTAAATGTCCCATGCGTGGAGGACGATGGGGCTATCCTGATCGATGGTGCAAGAACGGCGATCAAGTGCCGTGTGATAAAGAGAGTTAAGATTGAGGGTGTGGATACGGCAAACATGGTATGCCTTGAGATGCTTTCTGGAAATGAGAATGATGTTCCCGCCCTTCACATTGCTGATCTTGGAGGGATGTAAATGCTGCTTGACTTCAATTCTATGCAGGAGATCACCTGTCCGGGTATGAATGATGGTACCGGTACTATGTCATCAAGGATGTATGTGGATACCGAGAATAGGATGGTCTATTGCCGCATTCATCCGGGCGGCTCTATCGGAAGGCATAAACACACAGGCAGCTCCGATATCAATTATGTGATCAGTGGGCATGGCAGAGCGATCTGTGACGGAGAAGAGGAAATGCTTGTACCCGGAACGTGCCACTACTGCAGGAACGGACAGGCACACAGCATCATTAATGACGGTGACGAAGATCTGATAATCTTTACTGTTGTGCCGAAAGCTGCGGAGGTGTGAATAGTGAAGGAATATGTATTTGACAAAGAACTGAAAGAGGCGGCCATCATAAAACGTAACTCGCAGTTTACCATGAATGTGTTGATTGATGGCAGGGAAGAAAAATGTCATTGTCCCGCCACAACAAGGATCGGGGATGTGGATGTGGCTGGTCTGCACTGCCTTGTTTCCGAGAGCAGCGATCCAAAGAGAAAGCTGAAATATACAGTAGAAGCGATTTCAATGGATGATCCAGACGAGGCGGATAAGAACTGGGTGGGCATCAACCTGATACTTTCAAACAGGATTGTAGAGTTTCTGCTGAACACGCATCAGCTGGATAGTATGGTGTCCGATTATGATGAAGTGAAGCGGGAAGTGTTTCTGGGAATATCAAAGCTGGATTTTTTGGTGGGAAGCACTTACCTTGAAGTCAAAACGCCTCTTACAACAGTCGATGTGAAATACGGTGATAAGGTCAAGACAAAAAAGGTAACTCCGTTTTCTTCCACGGATAGGATGGTAAAACATGTGAGGGAACTGGCAGGGTCACTTAATGATCATGAGAGGGCGATCCTGCTGACAGTGCATCAGTATGAGCCTACTGAAATAAAGCCGCATCTTCACAGCACAAACTTTGAAGAAGTATCAGCGGTGATGCGTGAGGCTGTTGGAAAAGGCGTGGAGTGCTGGAATGTTGATCTGAAGTTTACTCCAAAAGGTGTAAAGCTTCTGGGAGTGACAAATACAACAGAGGATCTGTTGAAATACTGAATATAATCAGATTAATATCTGAAATGAGAGAGTCGAGAAATCGGCTCTTTTCTTTTACCCAAAATCAGGAAGGAGGGACATGGATGGCTGGACGGATCCAGGGCATCACCGTTGAGATCGGCGGCGATACTACCAAACTACAGACAGCCCTTAAGGGCGTAAATACAGAGATCAGAAATACCCAGAGCCAGCTGCGCGATGTCGATAAGCTCCTGAAACTTGATCCGGGGAATACGGAACTTCTGGCACAGAAGCACA